AAAATGGGGCCAGATTGCTACAAAGACGCAAAACGGTTTCCAAATGGCCCATGGTGTAAGGAAGGGGATTTCATTCTCGCCCGCCCTAACACTGGTACTCGCTTAAAGATTCATGGTCGTGAGTTCCGACTCATTAACGACGATGTTGTTGAAGCAGTTGTGGATGATCCTCGCGGTATATCCAGGGTCTAACAAAGGAGAAACAAATGGCTACAAACAAAATGGACGCGGAGGAATTCCAGTTCCCCGATGAGAAAGAAGAGGTCTCTGCTGCGGCGGATGACTTTGAGATAGAGATTGAGGACGATACTCCAGCGGAGGATCGAGACCGGCAGCCTTTACCCAAAGAGATGGTTCAAGAGCTTGAGGAAGATGAGCTTGAGGAATACAGCGATGGGGTAAAAGCGCGTCTGAAGCAGATGAAGAAAGTCTGGCACGACGAACGCCGCGAGAAAGAGCAGGCATTACGGGAACAGCAAGAAGCTATCGCGTATGCCAAACAAGTGCAGGAAGAGAACCGCGCCCTAAAAGGACGGTTATCTACAGGTGAGCAGCACTTTATTGACACCTACAAATCTGCGGCGGAGATGGAGCTGGACAATGCCAAGCGGGATTACAAGGACGCCTACGACCAAGGCGATTCTGACCGTTTGCTAGAAGCTCAGGAAAAGTTAAATAGTGCGCAGTTCAAACTTCAGAAAGCTAGAGAGTTTGTTCCGTCTAGACAACCGGAAGAAGTTGATGTACAACCCGCAACAAATACAGTACCTCGCCCTGACCAACGAGCGATTGCGTGGCAAGAGCGCAATGAATGGTTTGGTAAGGATGAGGAAATGACTAGCTTGGCTCTGGGTTTACATCAGAAGCTAGTCGCTCAATATGGGACGTCATATCCGTCTACAGATGAGTATTGGAAGAAGGTCGATGACACTATGCGTCGTCGATTCCCAGAGAATTTTGGGGAAGGGCAAGAGGAAGAAGCGCCACAAAAAGCGCAGCGACCAACTAGACCCGCCTCTGTCGTAGCCTCCGCTGACCGCAGCACACCCTCCAAAAAGGTGAGGCTGAAACAGTCGCAAGTCCTGATTGCCAAGAAATTAGGATTAACACCGGAGCAGTACGTCAAGGAAATGATGAAATTGGAGGCTTCAAATGGCTGAGAATAGAACACCCCGAAATGTAGAAACACGCGTCCAAGCGGAACGCCCTAAGCAGTGGAAACCCGCAGAGCTTCTGCCAGAACCAGATAAGCTCCCTGGATATGCGTATAGATGGATTCGTGTTGGGCTTCAAGGAACTTCTGACCCACGTAACTACTCTGCCAAACTCAGAGAAGGTTGGGAGCCAGTTAAGATTGAAGAGCAACCACAATTTCAACTGCTAGTTGACGAAGGTAGCCGTTTTAAAGACGGCATCGAAGTCGGCGGATTGTTACTTTGCAAGACACCGATTGAGTTTGTGGAGCAGCGTAATAACCACTATCTCAAACAATCTGAAGATCAGATCTTGTCTGTAGATAACAATTTAATGCGGCAAAACGACCCTCGTATGCCTCTATTCAAAGAGTCGAAATCCTCGACTTCTAAGAGTGGTGGCTAGTTAATTTTATGGAGTAAACAATGGCATACCCAACTGTAAATAAGCCTTACGGCTTACTACCGGTCAATTTGATCGGTGGACAGGTGTTCGCCGGTTCTACTCGCCTGATGTCTATTGCCAGCGGTTATGGCTCTGATATCTTCTTTGGCGACGTAGTTAAGCGCGCATCAAACGGTACAATCGAGAAAGACACCGGCACTAGCACTGCTACGCCTGTTGGTATCTTTATGGGTTGTACTTACACAAACCCAAGCACCAAGCAGAAACTGTTCTTCCAGAGCTATCCTGCTGGCACAGCCGCATCAGATATTCAGGCTTATGTAGCTGATGATCCTGATGTTTTGTTCAAGGTTGCTTCTGTTTCGACTGGTACTACCGTAGCTTTCTACGGCCCAGCACTGGTTGGTGAGAATGCAGTTTTGGTTCAGAACGCTGGTTCGAACAACACAGGTGACTCCGCAGTAGGTATCTTTGGTGGCAATACTGCTACTACAGCTTCCTTCCCAATTCGCATCGTTGACTTTGTGCCAGATACTGGCAACAGCTCAAACGGTTATTGCGAGTGGATCTGCAAGTTTAATGCACCATACGCAGTTACTACAGTTGTTGTTAACTTGGCTGGTGCTAACACAGCTACGACTACAATGACCGGCGGTCATGCGTATCTCAACCCAACCGGCGTTTAAGGAGTAAGTCATGGCTATTTCACGCGCACAACTATTGAAAGAGCTGCTGCCTGGCCTGAACGCTTTGTTCGGTTTGGAGTACGCACGCTACGGCGAAGAACACAAAGAGATCTACGAAACAGAGACCTCCGAGCGTTCGTTCGAAGAAGAAACAAAACTGTCTGGCTTCTCAGCCGCACCAGTCAAGAACGAGGGCAGTGCCATTCGTTATGACAACGGTCAGGAAGCTTGGACTGCACGATACAACCACGAAACTATTGCACTTGGTTTCTCGCTGACCGAAGAGGCTATCGAGGACAACTTGTACGACTCACTGTCGGCTCGTTACACCAAGGCTCTGGCTCGTGCTATGTCGTACACCAAGCAGGTTAAAGCTGCTGCCGTCATCAACAACGGCTTCTCCAATAGCTACCCAGGTGGCGATGGCGTTGCTCTGTTCTCGACAGCGCATCCTTTGGTCTCTGGCGGTACTAACAGCAACACGCCATCTACTCAAGCTGATTTGAATGAGACTTCGTTAGAAAACTCAGTGATTCAAATCGCCGCTTGGACAGACGAACGTGATCTGTTGATCGCTGCTAAACCACGTAAGTTGATTGTTCCATCAGCTCTTCAGTTCGTTGCCACTCGCTTGTTAGAAACCAACCTTCGTGTTGGAACTAACGACAACGATATCAACGCATTGATGAACAATGGTTCGATTCCAGAAGGCTATACGATTAACCACTTCTTGACCGATACAAACGCATGGTTCTTGACCACTGACGTTCCAAACGGCATGAAGCACTTTATTCGTTCACCTTTGTCTAACTCGATGGACGGTGACTTCGATACAGGGAACGTGCGTTACAAGTCTCGTGAGCGTTATTCTTTCGGCTTTTCAGACCCACTGGGTATGTTCGGTTCGCAAGGCGCTTAATTAGGCGATAGAAAAAGGGGATGAAAGTCCCCTTTTTCCATAGTTTTATGCTATAAAGAATTAAATTCCGGGAAACCGGTGTGGCAGACAGTCCCGGCTGACTTCATGCAGACTGCCATCACCTAACCGCATGAGGGAAAATTTAAATGCCTATTTCAACCACCCAAAGTATTTGGCGCTCTGGCGGCGGCGACACGACCCGTCAGGCTTATTGTGGCTCCGGCCTAATGGCTGCTTCTTTTTATGTTGCTAACGTAGCTGTATCTGGTAACGCTGTTGTTGCGTCCGGTCAGTCTTCCGAAGTAATTCTTCCAGCTAATGCTGTAGTAACGTCAGTTACTATCACTACACCTATTACATCTGGCTCAATCAATGTTGGTTTTACTACCGTTACTGGTGGTATTTCTAGTGCTGCTTTCTACGCAAATGCTACTGCTGCTACTTCAAACCGCGTGATTGTTGTTGGCGGTGTAGGTAATGGCGCTGGCCTTGGTACTGTAGCTAATGCGACGGTTAACACTGTATTGACAACTGAGAGCGCAACTTCAGGTGTTGGTTCAGTTGCTGGTTTTGTTACTTACTTCGTTACTGACTATTTGTTCGGTCAACAGAACGTCTAATAGGGGGTCATTATGACCATGCAAACAGACGTTAAGTCGTACCACAACACAGTATCTGGTGTTGCATATAACGGGCGTACACGTTTAAAAGGGATAGTAATGTCCCCTTCTACGTCCGTTACTTTTAACACCGCATTTTGTGACAACATAAGCCAGACTGGTACATACAACGTGCCTGGCAATGCTGTTTGTACAGTAACAATTAGCAACCACGGGTTGTCAAACGGGAATAGAGTTTATCTAGATTTTACTTCCGGTACGTCGCAGAATAATCCGTATACAGTCTCGAATGTAACAACAAGCACTTTTACTGTGACGGTAGCTTCAGCTACTACAAACGGTAGTGTGACAATGTATCCATCAATATTGGCTGAGTTTGATTGTTCTAGCGGAACGGCATATTACACATTTATTCCGGGCGAAGGCATTTTGGCTCCTAACGGTATCTATGTTGGTATTCCTAACGCGTCTATTACAACTACTATTTTTTACGGGTGATATTTTGCCATGATGCAATATGACGTAAAGTCCTACCATGCCAGAGCATCTGGCAATGTTGTGACTTACGCCGTTCGCTTAAAAGGCGTGACGGTGACGTCTGCTACTGTATCTGCAAGAAACATGGCTGTTACTGATCCGTCAGCGAAACTTAGCGGCACCTATAGCCAATCCTCTACAACCATTACAGTTACAAGTGCAGCACATGGTTTAGTTGATGGTCAGCGAGTGTTTTTGGATATTACCTCTGGTACAGCTAGAGATGGCGTGTATGCAATCACGTACATTAACGCAAATAGTTTTAGTGTGACTTCTGCTGCGCCAGCAACAACTTCTGGTAATGTCAGTATTTACACTAACATTTATGTTGAGTTGGATACATTCAATACAATTGGGTTACCTGTGAAGATACCTAACGAGGGCATTTATTGCTCCAACGGTATTTTTGTGGGTGTTGGTTCAAGCGTGACAGCAACGGTACTTTATGGCTAAGACTCCAGCATGGCAGCGCAAGGAAGGAAAAGCTCCCTCGGGCGGATTAAACGCCAAAGGACGGGCGTCCTACAACGCAGCCAATCCGAAGAAGCCAGGCTTGAAAGCCCCTCAGCCAGAAGGTGGCTCACGGAAGAAGTCATTCTGTGCGCGGATGGAGGGGATGAAGAGCAAGTTGACTTCACCAAAGACAGCAAAAGATCCAGATAGTCGCATTAACAAGTCCTTAAGGAAGTGGAAATGCTAGACATCAACGGGCTATGGATGACTGTATTGAGTCTATTCACGGCTCTTTTTGCTTATGTAGCGCATGAAAAGTTTACTGAACTAGCGCGTATTACGATCTTGTTGAACAAGACTCGTGAGGAGATTGCCCGTGATAACGTCACTAATGCAGAGGTTGAACGGATTACTGACCACATTGATCAACGCTTTGACAAGCTTGAAGCTCGCATTGATCAGCTTATTGCCCAAAAAGGATAAGTCATGAAACGCAAAGTTAAAAAATACGCAGGTGGAACGCTTGTAGATAGCTCAGGTAACCCAGTTCGCTCTGGTTCTGGCGAGCCAGTTCGCACACGTTTTGGCAAAGATGATGAAGATCGTCCGAAGTCTAGCGGCGTAGAAGATTATGCTTCTATGGGCAAACGTGCTGGTGCGACATCTCCATTCTCCGGCCCGAAAGAATATATTTCTGAGTCAATTTCAGAAGATGTTGTGAAAGAACCGATGGCGGATACGGAAGAACCGCGTCGTAAAATTTCAGACTATATCTCCAACAAAAGCACATCTAGTGCATCAGAAGATGAGAAGCCTGCGGTAAAGAAAAAAGTAATAAAGAAGGTGGCTGCAAAGACATCATCGCAATCATTTCCAACTCGTGATGATGATCGCGGGAGTCAAGCTTTCCCAATTCGCGGTGATGATAAAAAAGTTCCTCCTCTTCGCAAGATTGGTGAAGCAATTATGGGGACTATGGAAAACAGACCTTTCCGCTCATCTATGTACGACAAGATGAAAGGCCGCAAGGATGGTGGCTCTGTAAAGATGGCATCCGGTGGAAAAGTTTCCAGCGCATCTAGCCGTGGTGACGGTATAGCCCAGCGTGGTAAAACGAAAGGCAGGATGTGCTAATGGCTGACGAAAAAGAAAAACCAAGTGTTGCAAAAAGGGTTGCTTCTACGGCGGCAAAAGCTGTTGGTAAGGGATTGGAAAAAATTCCAGAATTTAACGAATACTTAGACAAAAAGTACGGTGAAAACGTACCTGAAGGTAAAGTATCTGATTCAGTAAGAAAAACTTTGTTTGGAGATAATCCAAAAAAATCTACTGAGTATGCTAAAAAAACGACAGAAGCTATGGGGAAAGACTCGTATTTTAAAAAAGGCGGTAAGGTAAAAAAATACGCAGACGGCGGAATGACACAGCAGCCTACTTATCCTTTCTATGGCAATCAGCCTCAAGCTGGCGGTCAGAATGGCGGCACGAATCAGACATTCAACATGCAGCCACAGGCTAACGCAGCGCCTAATCCGCAGCAACAGCCTATGCAGCAAACATTTAAGAGTGGTGGAAAAGTTTCCAGTGCTTCTAAACGTGCGGATGGCTGTGCTATCAGGGGCAAGACTCGTGCCTAGCGTATCTAAAAAGCAGGAAAGGTTTATGCAGGCGGTAGCTCACAACCCTGCGTTTGCCAAAAAGGCCGGTGTGCCGCAGAGTGTGGGTAAGGAATTTACTAAATCAGGAGGCGGTATGGCTGAGTCAAAGAAGATGGTTAAGAAAGAAGTGTCGTTCATGAAGTCTAAAGGCGCTCCTAAGTCCATGATCAAACATGAGATGTCTGAAGCTGGCATGAAAAAGGGCGGCATGACGAAAAAAATGGCTGGCGGCGGTATGCCGATGGTCATGAAAGATGGCGAAAAAGTTCCAGCTTTTGCTGCTGATGGCAAAGGCAAAATGAAACATGGTGGCATGGCTATGAAAAAGATGGCTAATGGCGGCATGACATCAATGGGCAAAGTAAAGACTGCCGCTCCTAGCCGTGATGGTGTTGCTGAAAAAGGCAAAACTAAGGGCACGATGGTTAAGATGGCTGGCTCTACCGGCATGAAAAATGGCGGCATGTCTAAGATGAAAAAAGGCGGATACTGCTAATGAGACCTTCACGCGGCATGGGCGACATAGCCCCTTCTAAGATGCCCAAGGGCGCTAAGAAAGCCCGTCGTGATAATACTAACTTTACTGCATACGCTAAAGGCGGATCTGTACGGTTAGGAAAGCCATCAGTAGAAGAGGCTGTAAAGAAAGCCGCTAGAATCGCTAAACGCAATGCTTTTAGTTCCTCCGAAAAACTTCGCAAGAGAGGTTATCGTGGCTAGTAAAAAAGATGCGTCAGTAAAGAAGCTTGCTGGTGGTGGTTTGTATGCCAACATCGCCGCAAAGAAAAAACGTATAGCTTCTGGATCTGGTGAAAAAATGCGCAGCGTTGGAGCTAAGGGCGCGCCTAAGAAGAGTGATTTTGCCAAGGCAGCTAAAACAGCTACCTATAAAGAAGGCGGAGAAACAAAATCTAAGGTAAACGCTGCTGGTAATTACACTAAGCCTGAATTGCGTAAGCGCATTTTTAACCAAGTAAAAGCAGCGGCAACTCACGGTACTGAAGCGGGACAGTGGTCAGCTCGTAAGGCCCAGCTTGTGGCTCAGAAGTACAAGGCAGCAGGTGGGGGATATAAAGATTGAAAGCGCCACAGCAAAGCTTAAAGTCGTGGGGGGATCAGAAATGGCGAACCAAAAGCGGAAAACCGTCGTCAAAGACAGGAGAGCGGTATCTCCCGGAAAAGGCGATCAAGGCACTAAGCCCAGCAGAGTATGCCGCCACGACGAAGGCAAAGCGGGTAGGAAAAGCAGCAGGTAAACAGTTTGTAGCTCAACCCAAAGGCATTGCAAAGAAAACAGCAGGGTTTAGATAATGGCATTTACAACGAGTACCACAGCGTTTAATCCTACCCTTAACGATATAGTTGAGGAGGCGTTCGAGCGCAATGGATTAGAGCTGCGTACTGGCTACGACTTCCGTACAGCGCGGCGCAGTCTTAACTTGTTGCTGACAGAGTGGGCTAATCGCGGTATCAACTTATGGACGATTGAGCAGGGAACAATTCCGTTAATACAGGGTCAATATATTTATGACCTTCCTAACGATACTGTTGACCTTATTGAACATGTTATTCGTACTTACCCAGATAGCACAGCAAACCAGACTGACATTAATATAAACCGTATTAGTGTTTCTACCTACTCCACTATTCCAAACAAACTAACGCAAGGACGCCCAATTCAAGTATGGATCAACCGGCGTTCGGGGCAGACATCAGACGCAGTTGGTGCAACAGCAAAAGTGCCACAGATATATTTATGGCCTAGTCCAGATCAAGGAACAGTAACAGCTCCATTCTATTATTTTGTTTACTATCGCCTGCGCCGTATGGTGGATGCTGGTAACGGTGTGAATGTGGAAGAAATTCCATTTCGTTTCCAAGAATGTTTAATCTGCGGCCTAGCGTACAGGTTGGCTATGAAGCTGCCAGGTGGGTTAGAGCGCATACAGTTGCTGAAGGCTCAGTACGATGAGGCATGGGAAATGGCGGCAGGAGAAGACCGCGAGAAAGCGCCAGATCGTTTGGTGCCTCGCATGATTACTTACAGGTGATGTATGCCAAGTAAGTATGCAAGTGGTAAGAAATCAATTGCGGAATGTGACCGCTGCGGCTTTAGGTACCTGCTAAAAGAATTAAAGAAGCTGACGATCAAGACCAAGAACGTCAACATTAAAGTTTGCAAGACATGTTGGGAACCGGATCAGCCGCAGTTAAGTTTAGGTCTGTATCCAGTAAATGATCCACAGGCAGTACGTGAACCAAGGCCTGACGTTTCTTACTGGCAGTCTGGTTTCTCAGGCTTACAGACGAACATACAATCTGGGCCATTGATTACAGAAAGTGGTTATCCTAGTGGTGGTAGTCGGATAATACAGTGGGGCTGGAACCCAGTAGGTGGCGCAAGAGGTATTGATAACGGACTGACCCCGAACAACTTGGTAGCTAGTACGTCAGTTTCAAACGTAACCATAAACTAGGAGTACGAGATGGACACAAAACAAGTTAAACAAATCGCCAGCAAAGAAGTGAAATCGCACGAAAAGCGTATGCACAAGATGGCAAAAGGTGGCGTAACTACTGAATCCATGGAAAAATACGGACGCAATATGGCGCGTGCTATGAACCAAAAATCCAACGGAAGAGGTCGATAATGGCTAAGTTCTCGCAGAAAGTTAAGGGTAAGGAAGTAGGCCAAGCTGCTGTGTACGCTGCTCCTCATGACATGAAGGGCAAGGCGACAAGCATTCAGGCTGATTCTGCTTACACTACTGGCGCTAAAGTTATGGATGACATGAACATCTCTGTTGCTGGTCTAAGCAAGGGCAATACTAAGCCTGCTAAGACTGACGGCATTAAAGTTCGTGGTACAGGTGCAGCTACTAAAGGTTTGATGGCTCGTGGGCCGATGGCATAATGACTTACACCGAGTTATATAACGCGATTCTCTCTTACACAGAGAATTACTCTCAAGAGTTTATTGACTCTATCCCGACGTTTGTTCGGCAGACGGAGACTCGCGTCTATAACGCTGTGCAGATTCCTTCATTGCGTAGGAATCAGACAGGTACTTTAACGTCTAACAATAAGTATCTGTCAGCTCCTGGTGATTTTCTTTCTGTGTACTCAATGGCAGTGATCCAGAACTATGGATTATCCAATGAGACATACACTTACCTACTGAACAAAGATGTGAACTACATTCGTGAGGCATATCCAACGCCTAACGATACGGGAGTACCAGCGTATTACGCCATCTTTGGCCCATCGGTGAGCAGTAACGTAACCACAAATGAGCTGACATTTATCATGGGGCCAACGCCCGCTGCTGGGTACACAGTAGAGCTGCATTACTACTACTACCCACAATCTATTGTGACGGCTGGCACAACATGGCTCGGCGACAACTATGATCCAGTTTTGTTGTATGGCTCCTTGCGCGAGGCTTACCTGTACATGAAGGGTGAGCAGGACTTGATCGCCAATGTAGAAGCAAAGTACAACGAAGCTATGGGTGAGTTGAAACGTCTGGGTGATGGTCTGGAGCGTCAGGATGCGTACCGTAGCGGTCAGGTTAGGGTGAAAGTAACATGACAATCTATCAAGGACTGACTACGAGCTTCAAGGTTGACATGCTTAACGGTAAGCAGAACGTAGCTTCCGACACATTGAAGATGGCGCTGTACACCGCGTATGCCACGCTAGATGAGAATACAACTGAGTACATATCAGCTAATGAGATTAGTGGTACGGGCTACACGGTTGGTGGGAATACGCTATCTAACGTGACCATCAATAGTGGTAGCAATACAGTGTATGTAAGCTTTAGCAATGTAGTTTGGAATCCGGCT